GCTCATGGACGGCGACCCGTCCTATCGCATTGTCGGCTTTCCTGACCAACTGGCGGCCTACATCAAAGCGAACGAAGACTGGAAAAAAGCCACGGAACAGCGGGTAGAGAACAACGAGGAGCGGCTTGACGCTTTGGAGGGCAATAAGCAGATCGTCATTGCGCCCACAACGGCGGGGCTGCTTATCGTTATAGGGGCGCTGTGCTTGATTTTGGCTTATATGGCACTCACATGGCTACAGGGATGATTGCTCAACTGCTCACCATTTGCTATCTGGCGGGGCTGACGGCGGCGATGCTCAAGGCGACGCGCTACTGGCTCGACTATCAGCGGCGGGGGCAGCACTTCTATTTGGTGGGCGTCCCGGCAAACCTGGCGCTGGCGCTCACGTTGGCCTTGCTGGTGATTAGCACCGGCGACGACCCAGCCATTCCGCTGCCCACGTTGCGCACGCTCATTCGGGCGTCGCTGATGGTGTGGGCAGGGCTGGGGCTGCTGTTTGAAGTGCTGTACATTGCAAGTTTCTTGGAGTTGAAAAAAGATGATTATCGGGTGGATTAAGGACATTTATGTGAAGCACGGCTATGTGGCGGCGCTCGTCACCATTGCTGTGCTGGCCTCGATTGCCGTGGGCGTTGCCATCGGCACAGGGACATCATTCGCTGACATCATTCGCTGGATTTCTGCCCTATGACCACATTGACATACGTACCCAGCCGCGTTGGCGAGGGCTTCTTCACCGACTTCCAACCGCCTGCCGGTGGCGCAACCGACACCGGCAAGGCGTGGCTATGGAACAGCGCAGTTGGCAAGTTTGAGCCGCAATCACTGAACTTCGACCCGGCAGGCACGGCAGCGGCGGCGGTTGCCGCGCATGTGGCGGCGAGTGATCCGCACGCACAATACGAGCTAGAGAGCGCCAACACAGCGGCGGCTATCCTCACGAAGCTGCTGACGGTTGATGGCGCCGGGAGCGGACTGGACGCTGATTTGCTCGACGGCCAAAGCAGCGCCGCATTTCAGCCGGCGGATGCTGAGTTGAGCGCTATTGCTGGCCTGACAAGCGCTGCGGACAGAGCGCCATATTTTACGGGCAGTGGTACGGCAGCGCTGGCGACGCTAACAAGTTTCGGTCGTTCGCTGGTGGACGATGCTGACGCCAGCGCTGCGCGTTCGACGCTGGGGCTTGGCACGATTGCAACTCAGGCGGAGACGGGGTATTTGTTGGCGGATGGAAGTAGGGCGGGGGCAAGTAGTCAGCGGCAAACGTTCACCAACGGCATTACGACGTCAACGATTCGTCCGGCTGCTGACAGCACGACGGCGGTGCAAATCCAGAGTGCATCAGGCGCAAATGTGTTAAATGTGGACACGGCAAATGCGCGGATCGGCATTAATACAACTTCGCCATCACATCCGCTACACGTTGTCTATACTAATACGGGCAATACCGTAGCGCGTTTTGGAATACAGGCGCTAGTTACGCTATCGCAACCCTCTACCGCAAATTTCACAAATGCCGCCCTTTCAGCCGTGCTAAATACTGGCACTGCGGCCGGAGTTACCAATAGCAATCAGCAGGCAGGTTTCATTGGCGGTGTGGAAGTGGCTGCAACTCATGCTGGCGAGCTGGCGGCGATCTATCCGCTCTCTGTGCGCGGAGTGATCCGCGCTGGCGCTGCTGGCGTTATCACAAATTTTAATCTCGTCAATGCTATTATCACTAACACTGGCGCCAATACAGTAGCAATATCGGAATTGCGAGGCTTCTATGTCGCCACTCCGGATCTAGGTGGTGGCACGGCAGTTACTAGTTTCGGGCTGTACATTGAAGCTCAAAAAGGAACGGGGGTCAGTAATGGCTACGGAATCTATCAGGCAGCGAGTGGAGATATAAATTATTTCGGCGGGCGAGTCGGCTTCGGCACAGCACCAACTGCAGTAGCCGACATTGCAGCCAGCACCACCGCACGCGCCAGTCTCCGTATTCGCAGCGGCATTGCGCCAACTACACCCAATGATGGCGACATTTGGTTTGACGGCACCGATTTTAAGTGTCGTGTTGGCGGTGTCACCAAAACATTCACTCTCGTATAGAGGATCTATGACCGTACAAATCTCAACAATCAACGACGAACGCATATTTAACCGCTATCTCGCCATGCGCCATGCGCCACGCGATACGCTGGTATTCGGTGTGCATCCCAACGCCCACAAAGCGCTGGTTGAATATGAGTACCTGACGATTGCTTTGTCTGGTGGCAACGATAGTATTGATGATCTGTCAAGCATGGCGACCTACCACGCAGGCGCCGTGGCCGCCGTGACACCATTCATCGCTGCGCTACGGGCAGCGATGAAGACGATCAATGACACCATGCACATCGTCAATGTGCTGGCGGCGGCGACCGGGCAAGATGCGCCATTCGCCATTGAACCAGAGGAAATTACCGTGCAGGCGTACATTGCTACGCTGCAAAGCGCCGTTGCTACACTGACGGCAACAGCGCAGGCAACGGCGGCTATCGCACAACAGCTAGGCGGTGGCGAATGAGCGAACAAATCACACCTGAGCAAATCGCGGCGTTCCGTCAGCAGCGTGTCCGTGAGTGTGGCGAGAAACTTGCGGCGCTCCTGACTGAGTACAACTGCGACCTCATCGCAACGCCGCAAATCGTGGATGGCCGTATCGTGGCAGTCGTGCAAATTGTGAGCAAAGACTGACTATGGCGCAAACAGAACCAATCGACGCTTATCTAGGCCCGGCACGCACCGGTTTAGCCATCGGCGCAACGCTCTATCAACTGGACGGTTCCACCGTTCACGCCGCTTTCTCCACGACCGGATGGTACGAAGCGCCAGCGGGGAGCGGGGCATGGCACCATGCGGGCTTATCGCTACCAGCCGACGGCGGCGTTGTGGCGGTTGGCATCAGTGGCACGGAGTACATGAGGGTGGCTGTTGGGGCGGCAAAGCCGTTGGCAAGCGACTACACGGCGACGCGGGCGGCCAAGCTCGACAATCTCGATGTTGCCGTTGGCAGTCGTGGCACGTCAACGCTCACCACCGGCGACATTGACAGCCGCCTTGCCGCCTACGACGCGCCGACAAAAGCCGAACTGGACACAGCGCAGGCCGCCGTGCAGGTGGACATTGCGGCGCTCAACGACCTGTCAGCGGCGCAAGTGCAGGCAGCGGCAGCGGCAGCATTGGCGGCCTACGATCCGCCAACAAAGGCCGAACTGGACAACGCAGCGGCGGTCATCATCGCAGCGCAACCAACAGCGGCGTCAGTTGTCTCGGCGCTGATGGGCTACGTGCTGAAAAGTGGCAAGGACGTAAAAACGGCGTGGCTCGACATCTGGGCCGTTATCGTGGGCGACAGCGAAGCCGACGACGGCCTTGACCCGGCCACAATTACCTATAGTTCGCCTGATGGCAGCGTGCAGCGCATCCACACGCTGACGGATACGACCCGTGAACAAAGCTAGGAACATCTTCAGCGGCGGCTGGCTGCGACGGGCGCTGTCCGTCTTTACTCGTGGGCATTATGGCAACGCCCAACAGATTTACGCCGAATGGTGCGTAACGGCCAGCGCCGGGGGCGAATGGGAAGTGACAGCGGCGGCCCCCCAACAGTGGCGCGTGGCGTCCACGGCTGGGGGCGGCGGTGCGGTAACAGCAGAGGTGCATTGTGGTAATTAGTCTCAATGTTGGCGACCAAGTGCGGATTACCGGCACGGTGACGCTGCTCATCGATCCCGGCACCGTCAAGGGCTGGACACGCTCACCCGCCGGTGTGGTGGCGACCTATACCTATGGCGTGGACGATAAGGTGCAACGGCTGTCACAGGGCGTCTACACGCTCACCTTCGATGTTGACGCAGCCGGTACATGGTATGCCGGCATCTACAGCACGGGCATGGGTAAGGCGGCGTCCGACGATGTGCAGATCAATGTGAAGCCGAGCAAGAGAATAGGGTAATGTCACTGAACGCACGGCAGCAAGTTTTCATTGATTCTTACCTGTCCACCTTCAACGCAACGAAGGCGGCGCTTGCTGCTGGCTACAGCGAAAAGACGGCGCATTCCATCGGCTCAGAGAACCTAAAGAAACCGGAAATTGCGCAGGCTATCAGCGAACGCCTTAGCGCTACCGCTATGGGGCGTGACGAAGTGATCATGCGCCTGGCCGACATGGGCCGGGGTGACATTAACGACGTGCTTGATGATGACGGCGACCTTGACCTTGCCAAAGCACGACGCAACGGCAAAACCAAGCTTATCAAGAAGTGGACACGCAAGATAAAAACTGTACCCACAAAGGATGGCACGATTGAGGAAGTGACAACTTCCGTCGAAATGTACAGCGCCCTGGACGCTCTGGACAAGCTGGGCAAGCATCATGGGCTGTTCAGCGACAAGCCGGAAGAAGCACCCACGGAGCAAAGCCAAGTGGTGATTTACTTGCCGAGCAATGATCGCAATTAGACCGCAAAGTAAGCAAGAGCTTTTCCTGTCCAACGCCGCTGATTTCGTCATTTTCGGCGGAGCGGCAGGGGGCGGCAAAACGTGGTCATTGCTGCTTGAGTGCTTGCGCCACAAGGACAACAAAGAGTTCGGTGCGGTTGCCCTACGGCGCACGAATCCGCAGATCATTGTCGAAGGCGGCATGTTCGATGAAGCGTCGAAGCTCTTCCCGCTTGTGGGGGCAAAGGCAAAGATGACAGCGCCCATCAAGTGGGTGTTTCCGTCCGGCATGACCGTCAGCATGGCGCACATGCAGCACGAAAAGAACCGGTTCGACTGGCAAGGCAGTCAGGTGGCGCTGTTCCTGTGGGATGAACTTCCCCACTTTTCGAGAAGGCAATTCTTTTATCTGTTCTCTCGAAACCGCAACGCCTCTGCCGGAGTCAAGCCGTACATTCGGGCAACGTGCAACCCCGTGCCGCCTGACGATCCGGTTGGCGGCTGGATTCATGAGTTTGTCGGCTGGTATATCGGTGAGGATGGCTATGCTATTCCAGAGCGTAGCGGGGTGATTCGCTGGTTCACGACGATTAACGATGAACTGCGTTGGGCGGAAAGCCGAGAAGCATTGCAGGCGCAATATCCAGACAGCGATCCAAAAAGTTTTGCGTTTATTCACAGTGACATCTACGACAATCAAATCTTGCTCGACAACGATCCCGGCTACCTTGCCAACCTCAAGGCGCTGACCTACGTGGAGCAGGAACAACTGCTCAAGGGCAACTGGCTCGTCAAGCCAGCGGCGGGCAAAGTGTTTAACAAGGCATGGTTTGAAATTGTGGACGCCGTACCGGCTGGCGGGCATACCGTGCGCTTCTGGGATTTCGCAGCGACCGAAAAGAAGCTGGCAAAGGATGACCCAGACTTCACGGCGTCCTGTCTCATGCGCTATGTCGATGGTGTCTACTACATCCTGGACAGCACAGAAGACCAGATTGATCCAGCACGCACGAATACGGCGGTGAAGAACACGGCGCTACAGGACGGGCGCAATGTGCCGGTGCGCTTCGAGCGGGAAGGCGGCGCAAGTGGCAAGCGTGACGCAGCAACCATCGTCGCCATGCTTGATGGCTGGGACGTGCGAGGCATTCCGCCACAGGGCGATAAGCTCACCAGGGCGAAGGGGCTATCAGCGCAAGCCTTCGCCGGCAACGTCAAGCTGCTGCGGGGCGCATGGAACAATCGCTGGCTCAACCACATGCACGGCTTTCCCGATTTGGCGCATGACGACAGCGTCGATGCGGCGGCGGGTTGCTACAACGAATTGCAGAAGCTTATCAAAGGCTGGGGCGCTTCATCGTCCCAGGGGTAACACATGACCGATCTAGAACTGGCGTTTGCGGCGCTGTCAAGCAAGAAAATCGAGCAGGATGCTTTTTGGAGCTACTACAATGGGGAGCATCCGCTCAAGTTCAACCGTGAGCGCCTACGTGACATCTTCAAGGAACTGGACGCCAACTTCACCGAGAACTGGTGTAGCGTTGTCGTTGACAGCGTGATCGAACGCCTCAACCTGCACGGCTTCACCGTGGCCGGTAGCGAACTGGCGACCCAACGCCTTGCTGACCTGTGGGCCGCCACAGAACTAAGCGTGGACGCTGACGATGCGCATCTGAGCGCCCTTGTCACTGGCGAGGGCTACATCATTGCGTGGCCGGATGAGGACGGCAGACCGGCAGCATTCTACAACGATTCTCGCAACGTGCATGTTTTCTATGACGCTGCCAACCCCAGAGTCAAGCGCATGGCCGCCAAGTGGTGGCTGGGCGATGACAACTATCGCTACCTGACGCTCTACTATCCTGACCGGCTTGAGTATTATCGCAGCAGCGGCAAGGCAGCGCCGCAGGACGTGAAGAGCGCCGCCGCCTTTCAGCCCATCGCGGAACCGGCCAGCAACCCCTACGGCGTTGTGCCGGTGTTCCACTTGCGCCGGGAACGCCGTGGCACGATCAGCGAACTGAGCAACGTCATTGGGCCGCAGGACAGCATCAACAAGCTGATGGCCGATATGATGGTGGCGGCAGAGTACGGCGCATTCAAGCAGCGCTGGATCATCTCGCAGGCGCAAATCAAGAACGGCGTGCTGAAGAATGCCCCCAACGAACTGTGGAACATCCCCGCCAGCGACGGGGAGGGCCAGGGAACGCAGGTAGGCGAATTCTCCGCTTCCGACCTGCAAAATTATTTGCAAGCAATTGAGCAGCGAGTTAATACGGTAGCGATTATCAGCCGCACGCCAAAACACTACTTTTTCTCGCAGGGCGGCGACCCATCGGGCGAAGCGCTCATGACGATGGAAAGTCCCATCAACAAGAAAACGCAGCGCTACATCAACCGCTTCACCGTGGCCTGGCGCAAGCTGGCGCATTTCTTGCTCATGCTCGACGGCATCGCTGTGGACGAAAGCGCCATCACGCCTATCTTCGACAAGCCGGAAACGGTGCAGCCACGCACAAGCGCCGATATTCGCAAAACGAGCGTTGACGCCGGCATCCCGCTCACCACCGTGCTACGCCGGGAAGGGTGGACGCAGCAGGAGCTTGATCAGCTTGCCGCCGACCAGAAAGAAGCGCAGGCGGCGCAGCAAGCGGGCATTGCGGCGGCACTGTTGAATGCGCAGGAAGGGTTTGATAAGGGCAATGATAATAGCGCATGAGTCCATTACACCTTTAAAAAAAGT